CATTATTTTTGAAAAAGCAATCGGTTCAGCAGAAACAGGAACTCCGGAGCGGTTCTGGTCACGGTCTGTAAGTTTCTGGGGATAAACATTAATGTCATAAGCGCCGTTAGCCATCTTATTATAGAAGACCATCGAGCCCCAACCACTTTTTTCATATAATTTTTGTCCGTAACTGACTTGAGTGGACATCAAATTATTATCGATTTCCGAAGCTAAGGTATCGAATTTTTCCCTATATTGGGAACGCTTCATCTCTAATTTCTTTTTCTCGATGAATTCAATTATTTCTTTATCTTTTTTTGGCATCATATATTTTATCGTTTATAATGTTCATTATTTTGAAAACGCTTAATCCAATTGCAGTTAGCACAGAGTAGTTGATATTTTCCCTCCTTTTTTATAAAACTTTCAAGAACTCGGATATAATATTTCTGCCCACCAACATTATCAGCATGACCGTCGCCATTAATGTGGTCTATTTGAACTGCCCTATAATCATTGAACCCGCATTTAACACATTTGCCACCCATTTTGTCCATTACCTCTTTTTTAAGATTTTGGCGTTCTGCGGCGATAACATCTTTTACTCGAGCCCTATAACCTTTTTTATATTCCTTATATTTATCAGTTTTTCTATACTCTCTCCACCATAAAGTATGTTTAGAAATACTTTCTGGACGTTTTTTAAATTCTTTCTGATAATCTGCAGCTCTTTTCTTTAATTCCGTCAATGTTTTTTTATTTTTTCTCGTATAAACACCTTTTGGCATAGAATTGAAATATTTTATACTAAAATTATACCATTTTTTTTAGAAATAAACAAGTTAATGTATCATTTGGCTCCCATTATCTTCACCAAACATCATTTTCATATGACTTACGCCTTCCCCAGCTTGAGTGTCATCTTCGTATCTCCCTTGCTCCTGGAGTATCGCATAACCTATAGATGCACTCATTATCACGTCATCATGTTTCTTATCCATAGCCTCCGGTCTTCCTTTAATATTTCTCACAAAGGTGAACATTTCCTCCAAAATCTGTGCCGGGAATCCTTTTTCCATCCGAAACATAATCGCTTTGAGTGCCGCTAAGGCAAAAGGCCTGGTTGCCGACGTAGTTTTCCAGCCAAAGAACTTAGTTACCTTCTGGGTAATGTCATCGAAGACCTTTCGGTAGTAAAGATTGATATACCCCATCTTTTCCAGAGCATCGTTAACCCAAAGTCCATCTTTATTAACCTCAATCCCAAGCAGAGCAAAATTATAGTACTTCCCGAGCTTATACGCCTCGGTCGCTAGCTCGTCTGGAGCTACGTGCGATATATAAAGAGCATCGCACTCCTCCGTCTTCTGGTTAATCACATATAAAACCTGGGCATCTCCGTGAGCCAACCCTTCCGCCGTATCACCGCCTATAATATACTTAACTCCCACTTCCGGCTCCCTAAATATCTCGAGCGAACCGGAGGAAACCTCATTAAAAATCACCTTTCCTTTTTCACCAGTAGTTAGCTCACCTCTCATACCTTTTTCGGCGACTGAAAGCAAAGCAGCCACCTTAGCGGTAGCAAAGTAAGTCTGGCCAGTAGATAAAAAGGCCTCCTCCTGGGTAGTTGGATATTCCTGCATCAGTGACTTAATCGCATCCGGAGAATTCTTTCCCCCGAACTGCAGCCACTTCATATAATAATAAGTAATCTCCTTATCCGTTAGATTATGTTCCTGCTGGTAAGAGGCCCAATCAATCTCGCATATATCCATATCCTTAACGGGAACTGGCTCGTAAATTTTCTTCATTTCCATGTCATCGTACTGCCAGTTATAGAAGTGAGGGATAAACTGTACCTGGGAGAGCTGGGGACTAATCTTATCTCTCGTCAGCCAGTTCTGTTGGAAGATTTCGTAGAACCTCCCGGCCATACCTTCGGCAGTCGACTCAATAAAAATAAACCCGTCGAACGGTACCGTCGGGAAAGTACCACGCTCCACTTCTTCCGCCCGTTTAGGAAATGCCACGCACATTTTAGCGAACTCTGATATGTGAACATAATGATAAGTACCGGAACGTCCAGAGACGGACACAGCTAGTGAAGAAGTGGAGCCTTGCTCCGGCCCGTAGTCAATAACCACCTGCACCTTGCGGGCTGACCGGTGGTTAATCTTAAAAAAAGCATCTTTCACATCCTCCGCCATATTACGAAGAGCAAACTCAATCTTCTTGTCGAAAATTTCAGTAGCGTCCTGCACCTTATGGGCAATAATAATTCCTTCCCGGTTGGAATTAAATAGGATGGAATCCAAGATGAAGAGGTCAATGAAAGTCGTGAAACCAAGTTGTCGGGACTTCAAAATTACATGCCGATGCCAAGGACGTTCGACATTAATATAGTTATCATAAAAGTGAGCCTGTGCCCGATTCATCTGGAAGACTTTCCTATCGCCGTCCTTGGAAATAATCCAGTAAAGATGGGAGAGCCTCCACTTCTGGTCCTTAATAAGGTCCGGGTTAGCGGTTAGCTCTTCAACAACCTTATTATTGTGCACCTGCTGACTATCCATTTTTTTTCAAGTTATTAAACCCAATCTGGGCTAGTTGTAATAAATGAGCTTCCCGCTCTTCAAAGTATCTCTTCTGATTCCTCACCTGCCCCAACAACTGGAAGATAACAAAAAGCGAAGTGGGCTCCAAAGTCGATTCAATCAACCGGAACCTCTCCTCCTTTGTTAGTGCCTCGTAGGCTCTATAAAAATTATGAGTAGTCATATTTAGAAATCTAACTCTTCCCCTTCCTTTACCACTTCAACTTCAACTACCGGAGGTTTCTCAATCGGTGCTGGCTGGGAGCTGGTGTTCAAAGTCTGGTTCTCAATCTGCTGCAAAATAACCGTCCTTAGCTTATTATTAGTAGGATGGTCATTCGGCTTTTCCTTCACCACATTAAACTTAGACCAGGCGGAACCAATCGCATTGAGTGCACCTATGAGGTCTTTGTTCGAGAAATCCTTAAAACCCCTAGCCTTGAATTCACTCATAGCAGCTAGAGCCAGATTATTAGAATCAACAGCCAGTTGCGTCATAGCATAATTGAATCCAGGTTTATTCTCGATGTGTGAAGAAATGGAATTTGCCACGTTCGCCGAGTAACCAACATCCAAAGCTATCTCCTTCTTGGTTGTACCCTGTGCCCCGAAGACACGTTTTGCATAAGCCATTTGTTTCATTGATGATGCTCTTTTTCCACAATACATATACCACAAGTATAACACTTGTTGGGTGCTATAGCAATACCAATGTATAGACAAATAAGCCAGAACGGGTTGTGCCCCGTTGTTTTTATGTAATATTAGCGGGAAGTGTTAAAACGGGGCATGGGGCATAACTATTTGAGAAAGTTCTGTATATTTAATAGAGCTCTTTTAGCATATTATGCATAAATCTATTTTTCTCTATTCTTATGCCCTTATGCCCCATTTAATAAAAATAATAAAAAACATCAATGTTTCTTATACTAATTGACGGGGCATAACTATTATGTTATGTCCACTAATGCCCCAACATTCCATTGGGGTATGTCAATAGGGATGGTTAGACCACCCTTTTCAAATAACATGCCGGGGGTCAAATCTAAAATTTGTTCCGCTGGAAAGTAAATTCTAAAAGTTTACACGCTGGATTTGGTAGGGACTGTTTTTTAATATGGTAAATTATTTATAAGGAAGGGTAGACCCACCCCGACGCCCCCCCCTCCCCCAATTATTTATGACGAGCCAATAAATAAACAAAAAAAAATAATGTAGATATATAAATATATCCATTAATAAATAGGGGGCAAGATAAAGGAACGCCCGCAGGGGGCGGGCGGTTAATAAGCCCATAAGCAATGCTAACATAACCGAAGCCCACCAACACCCCGCCCCGCTAGCACCCAAGACCACAACACCCCGACCAAGTCAAGCCCACCCAAAAAGCCACGCCCCACAAGCCCCACCACCGCACGAAGCCGACCCGAGCCGACCCATAACACCCCCACAAAAAGCCCCCTAATATATAAAAAGTTATACACAGAAAAACACTTGACCGCTGTCGCCATTTTTGATATAATTATTATAGATATAACAATTAATAAAAAAGATATGCACAGCCAATTTAAAGCCAATAAAGACGGGCTAAAACAAGCCCGAAGCCAAAGACGTTTTGATTTATTTATTTTATTTATTACTTTTATTTTATGGACTTATATTATAAAAGCATTTGCAGATAGTTTATTTATTTAATTTACTAATATAAAAAATGTATGACCCGCAAACATTACGAACTAATCGCCGAGGCTATCAGCTTAGCAACTGATATGGGGCTTAATCACTTAGTCAATAAAGACCAACTAATTACTAGCCTTATCCCAGTATTTAAAAGAGACAACCCAAATTTTGACGGCTTTAAATTTTCAGACGCTTGCTATAAGCACCAAACAAAAAAAGCCAGTTAAAGAATAGACGCCGAGCAGGTAAGCCCAACGCTTGCCCGCTCCCGCTTATACTTTAATTAATTAATAAAAAAATGTATGAAAACATTTACAACGCTAAAAGTAGGTTATACGGCGGGAATGTACGGGTGTAGTAATGAGTATTTTAAT